TTACTGGCTGACCATTTGCACCCAAGTAGCGTCTGAGGCTTAGGTCCGCAGGACTACCTAATGGCCCTTCGTATGGTTGGGGATCTGGTTCAGTTGTTGCTTCGCCTGGCATTTCTTCTGCTACAGGAGCTTCGCCTGTCAATTTATTTAATTGCTCTGGAGTAACCAATGCAATCATTGTACGCATGCCTTCTGTAGCATCAGGTTGTTCTTGCACTGGTGTGTCTGTTTGTGACTTTGCCACTCCTGCTAGTTTAATTAAGTCATCTAAATTCATTTTATCACACCTTATATTCTGTTTGTAGCTCACTCTTGGGAGCATTTTTTATCATTTTTTCGTTATAAGCATCACCGAAGTGATCTTCTACTTTAATTTTTTCTGCATCTTTATATTCGCTGTCTGCTAATACACTGCTAGCTTCTTCTTCTGATTCTTCTTGAACTTCCCATAATTCTTCAGATTCGTTCATGTTATTAACAATCATATCACCTAAACTAACACCACATATACTTGCAATTTCTTCTTGGATTGCATTTGTTGTTGCTGGTAATTTAGTTTTAATATCATACATATAAATTTCTCTAGGACCTACATCACCAAAGCCACGCGGTATATGCATTATAGTTTTCTTTGGAGATCCCATACTTTCCATATTATATTTTTTCATATGTGATTCTATTCTATCCATATGCTCATCTGATATTTCATTTAAGCTTCGAAGTCTAAATTCATATGTATGTTCAGATTCTGCTAGATATTGTTTTAAACTTTTCATCGCGATTTCCTTCATTGTAATTATTTATCCGATTTATCCATTTTTTCAATTACAGCATTTATTAGACTGTTCCTATCTAATTCTTCTGCTTCACCTTGTAAAATGTTGTTATCGTTTGATTTACCATTGTTTTGATCTAATCTTGCTTTTTGTATTTGCAATTGAACCATTTTTAATTTTTTGTCCATTTTAGCTGTTTTTGCTGTAATAGCATTGGTCATCATTTTACTTGCAACATCAAAGACACCAGCCGCATGCCTATCTTCTACATTTTGTCCTAGATCCATTAGATCCTGAAATGCATGCATAGCTTTGTCTGCATACTTGTCCATATCTCTATCTAATGTTTCAAGATCTCTTACCATTGGAAGTGCCGAATCTATTTTATCTGCTACATCTAATTGTTCTTGCATCTTTGTCAAATCCAATCCCATTGATTCTTCTTCCTTGTCTGTTGGATAGCTAGCATTAGTTTCACTTTCAATAGGAGGTAAATCAAATACATCTTCAATTTTTTTATTCATGCTCTTTTCCTTTTCTTTGGATTGTTAAACAATTCATTTTCTGTAAGCACTCTAAATCCTACACCCTGTCTTTTACAAAATATTTTTGCCGCCTGCCATTTTGCTTCATTAATAATTGCTTGTGCTTTTTGTACAGTTCCTCTAGCATATGCTAATGTTTGTCCGGCTGGTTTAATTTCAATCATTTCTGCTTTTCGATTTTTGTTTTTGTCTTCGTATACTATAAAAAAGTCTGGCACATAATGTGTGTTTTTTCCTGTTGCTGGGTTACGATATGGGATTTTATGCGATTCACTAGCCCATGCTAATATATTAGGATGGCTATCTAAAAGTCGCATAAATTTTAATTCCCAACCACTGCGATATCTTGGACGATGTTTGCCCACATATTTGTTGGTATTGCGTACTTCATATATACCTTGTTGAAATTTATGTGCCATTCTAATAGTATTTATTTTACTATTAACCGCCAGCTGGAACTACAAAACTTTTTCCATCTATGTTTCTTATTTTTTCACCTGCTTTAAGTGTACCTTTAAAAGGCTGTAACATTACTACATCACCTTTGGTTTCTATGTTATTTGGTAATGGTTCAATAATGTCAGGTCTATTTGCTACCACTCCTGCTAGATTGCCACCTATAGCAGTGTTTTCACTAACCTTTTCTTCATCTAGTTCTTTTTGTAAATTAGTAATGTTAAAGTGCTCAGGTATAAACTGTACGTTGTAAAGAATAGGCCCACTATCAGCATAATTTAATGTATCATGATTAATATTTTGTATCATACAATTGAATAAAACAAATGTTCTTCCACCCTGTGCAGTATCTCTATTGTGGATTTTGATTGTATCAAACATAAATCTTGCACTATTGGTAATAGACTTTGCACCAAATATGTGTTGATCGCCACTTGCAAATCCATTATTAAGTAAATTATAATTACTGAATTGAGCAGTATCTAGTTCATGTCCGTGAAAATAGTGATTGCTGTATGCTTTTAATATTGATTGAAACTGATTATCTTTTGTATCATAAAAACTAATATTAACAGGAGATACTGACATCCTAGTAGGTACGTATCTAATTCTATTATATTGATTCATTGCTTGAATATTATAATCTAAATCAGGCAAGCTAGCATTTGCTACTCTATCAAAAGTAAAAGTTTTTTCAAAACTAGCATCACCCATGGATACATCATCATTTATTGAAAACTCAACACTGAATTGGAATTTAAGTCGAGGTATACTGGTATAGATCGGTTGATCCATACCAAATACTTCTGCGGCATGATTGAATGCACCGGTTCTTGCAATGACAGCCATACTTTAAAACCTATTAAGTGCCAGCGCCTGTTGCGTTGCTTAGAGTTTGATCAGGTGTTGTTCCTGTTAGTGTAGCATTGCCAGCGGCATCAAAAATCTCTGCATTATCATAACGAACACTCACTGTTATTTGCACTTGTTCACTACTTGCGTATGCCATTTCACCATATTGTATATTACTAATATAGCAACCTGCAAGTTCAAATTTGTCAAGTACGCCTGGAGTTGGATTAGAACCGTCTAAAGTTTCACATGTCATTTGAAACTTATACGCGGCACCAGCTCTTGGTGAACTTTGATTTGCATGATCAATTTGTCTGTTCAGCTGATTGTTTAATTCTCTTATTACTGCACTGTCAACATCATCTCTGATAACCACTGTTACAGCTTCCCATGAATGTTTTCCAGCTAGATAAATTCTACTATTATAAGCGTCTACAATAGTCTCGTCATGAGTTAAACTTGGTCTGCTTATACTCACCACGCTACGTGTAGGCGTTGAACTGAAGCCTTCTCCAATAAACGTAACTCTAAAACGATACTGGAGTTTCGGCATGATTGTTGTTGTGTTACCACTATTATCTGGAACACCTAAAGTTGTAATTACTGCCATTGAAATCTCCTCATATTACCGGCTAACAGTATTTATATTTTTTAGCCAAAAAATTAGGCGCTCTATGGCGCCTAATTAAGTATTATGTTAATTTTTTTTAATTTGTTGCGGCTAAAGTACCAGTATTCACCAATCTAATTGGAATGTAAATGAATTCTGCCGCTTTTGAAGGTTCAATTGCAACATCTACATAAAATTCATTTCTATCAATTCTTGCTGGTGTGTTGTTACTAGTATCACATACCACTGCAAAATCATTGAGTCCTCGTCTACTTAAAATGTCTGCCAAGAATCTTTCAAACGCTACTTTTGCTCTAGCTCTTGTTTGTTCATCATTGATTTCAAATAAGAATGGTCTAGCCAACTCATCAAATCTATCTCTGAGGAATGCTACCAATCTAGCAACATTTACTCTATCCAATGCACTAGTAGTGCTATGCAATGACTTCTGTCCAAAAATCACTGTACCTTGTCCAGGAAATGTTGTAATTGGATTTAGCTTTGCTGTGTACATGCTATCTCTTTGACCTTGTGTCAAACTAACTGCTTTAAATTCTCCTTCAGTGGTGATATGTCCTACAGAAGTTGCATTTTGTACAACACCTCTTGTTAAGCCTGCAGGAGCGAACCATTGAAAGCTGATGTTGTCGTTGTATGCAAAAGTATACAGTGCCATATGACTTGGAGGTACTGCAACTGTTGCACCATCTAGTGGCTCTGTGGTTTGTCCAGCTGGATAGTAAACTGCACTGTACGTATTCTTTGTTACCAGTCCATCTTCGCCATTTTCTGTTGCATTAGCTGTATTTGATACCCAATTAACAGCCGTCGTTGGCGTTTTACGCATTGGTGTATCAATAATAATAAATGCAGTTTCACCTCTGTCACTATTCAAAGTAACTAATTCGTCAGTTAGTTCAGGATAATTTGGTGCGGCAAGTAAACTATATCTATTAGTTGGATCTCTAAGATCAGTACCTGCGGCAACTGCTTGTATCTTTGTTGCAATTACACCACGTTGTGCAAATCTGCCAAAGCGTCCACTACCATCTGCATGATTGCTTGTACCATTTCTCCAAGCACCTGCTGTAGTATTGTATGCTCTTACAGTATTTTTACTTTGTGCCATGTTAACAACAATCATACCTGCTGGATATACAGCAGAACTTGGTGCTCCAGTAATTGTAGTTGCTTTACCACCGTTACTATTATCACTTGCTGTATCTGTAATATCAGCAAAAAGTACACCATTTGATGTAGTTTGATCTGTATTATCATGTAGTACCCATGCACTATTGCCAACATTGCGTTTATAAATTTTTGGATAAGCACGTTCGTTGGCTTGTCCTTTACCAGCTAATGTTGTATCAATCCATACATCACCTGCACTTGTTGAAGTAGGAGCAGTTGTGCTATAAGTTGGTGTTACTGGTGCATAACCACTGTCAACTTTGTAAATGTCCAAACTGTTGATTGTATTATCAAACCAATATGTGCCATCAGTAGGATCAGCTCCAGGAGCAACAGTTGCAGATTCAAGCTCCGATAAATCTACATCTGCTCTTACTACAAATGCTCTATTCGCTACACCTAAGTAACTGTATGCAGCTTGCAGTCCATATTCATTAAGTTCACTTCCGTGGATTGGATTGTTATTGTTGTCTGTTTTGAAAATAGGATCGCCAAACGTATCTACTAAATCTCTCTGTGAAGTAAGTAGATAAGGCACTCCAGCATTCTTTGCCATTGTTCCTTGTGCTGTAGCT